CAATCCCATGATCGGCATGAACAGCAGCTCCGGCCGTAGCATCGTCGGCGACGATCACCTGGTGCAATCGATCGCCGACATCCTGACCACACCTATTGGAACCCGCGTAATGCGGCGCGAATACGGCAGTCAGCTCGCCGACCTGATTGATTGGCCGCTCAACAGTTCAACGCGGCTGCAGGCTTACGCGGCCACGGCTATCGCGTTGATGCGCTGGGAACCGCGGATTCGCCTGAGTCGCGTTCAGCTGACATTGGGTGATGTTGCCGGACAGGCGATTCTCGACATCGAAGGCAGCCTGGTAGACACCAACGAGCCCTTGAGCCTGCGCGTTCCTCTCAGCTTGGGAGCAACAGCATGAAAACCTTTACCCCTATCGACCTGGCTCAGCTTCCGGATCCTGACGTCGTCGAGCAGATCGACTACGAGCAGATCCTCGCCGAACGCAAGGCCTACGCGGTCAGCCTCTGGCCGGTCGAGCAGCAAGCTGCTGTCGCCGCGACATTGGCAGTCGAGTCGGAGCCTCTGACCAAGCTGCTCCAGGAGAACGCGTATCGCGAAATGCTGCTGCGTCAGCGCGTGAATGAAGCGTCGCTGGCCAACATGCTGGCTAAGGCCAAGGGCAAAGACCTCGAGCAGCTCGCTGGCAACGTCAACGTCGAACGCCTGGTCGTGACCCCGGGCAATAGCTCAGCCGTCCCACCCATCGTTGCGGTGATGGAGTCGGACGATTCGCTGCGCGAACGCGCGCAGATGGCATGGGAAGGACTCTCCACGGCTGGGCCCCGCAACAGCTACATTCTGCATGCGCGCAGCGCAGACGGCCGCGTCGCTGACGCAACTGCTGAAAGCCCGTCGCCAGCGGTTGTTGTCGTCACTGTTCAGGGTTTGGTCGGAGACGGAAGCGTCGACCAGACGCTGTTAAATGTCGTCAGGAATTATCTTAGCGATGAGGATCGTCGCCCTGTTGCCGATCGGCTAACGGTGCAATCGGCGACGGTGCTGCCTTACCAGGTCGACGCGGTTCTCTATCTCGCCACAACCGGTCCAGAAGCGGAGCCCATCCGCGAAACGGCACAAGCCCGGCTCGTCACTTTCATTAGCCAGCGCCGGCGCCTGGGCGTAGAAATCTCCGAGTCGGCCATTCATGCCGCCCTGCATGTCGAGGGCGTCCGCAAGGTAGTTCTCCACAACTGGACCGATATCTCCCCGAGCGAGGCCGAAGCGGCGTTTTGCACCGGCTATAACGTGGCCATTGGTGCGATTTCATGACGAACCTATTGCCACCGAACGCAAAACAGCTGGAACGGCTTGCGGCCGAGGCACTCACGCAGATCGAGCGGGTGCCGGTTCCGATCCGGGATTTGCTGAACCCTGATCGATGCCCGGTGCAACTTCTGCCCTACCTCGCCTGGGCATTCTCCGTCGATCGCTGGGACAGCGCCTGGTCGGAGGCCACCAAGCGCCAGGTGATTAAAGGGTCCTACTTCATCCATTCCCGCAAAGGGACGATCGGAGCGCTGAGGCGTGTGGTCGAGCCTTTGGGTTACCTGATCGAAATTGTCGAGTGGTTCAACACGGTGCCCGAAGGCGTGCCGGGCACCTTCGCGCTGAAGGTGGGTGTTCTGGACACCGGTATCACCGAGGAAATGTATCAGGAGCTGGAACGCCTGATCGACGACGCCAAGCCCGTCACCCGGCACTTGGTGGGGTTGGACATTGTTCTTGAAAGCCACGTCGATTCTTACGTGGGTGTCGCTGTTTACGACGGCGACGAAATTGACGTTTACCCCTGGAGTAACCCGGATATCGACGTGGTGGTTCAGGGATATACCGGCGTTAGTCATTACATTCTCGATGAAATGGATGTGTACCCTCATGGTTGATAAAAACACCATATTCGGCGGCATGCTGACCTTGCTTGGCGCCGCCAAGAAAACCAATTGCGACGCCTTGGGCATTCCCTGGGAACCACGTTTCATGCTGATCGGCGATGCCAATGGGACTGACCCAGTTCCCGACCCTTCGCAGACGAAGCTAGTTAATCAGGTCTATCGCGCCCAGTTAAATCAGCTTTACGTGTCCCCAACCGACGACAAGGTACTGGTGGCCGAACTAGTGTTGCCGCCCGATATCGGCGGTTGGTGGGTTCGCGAATTAGCACTTGAAGACAAGGACGGTGTGTTCTCAGCGGTGTCCAACGTGGCTCCCAGCTACAAGCCGCAGCTGGCCCAGAACTCGGGTCGCAATCAGGTGGTGCGGATGCACATCATCACCAGCAGCACGGCCAACATTCAGTTGAAGATCGATCCATCGGTGGTGCTGGCGACCCGCGAGTATGTCGATAACAAAATTCTTGAAGAGCTGTACAAGCTCGACAGCAAGCAGTCGGTGCGGGTGGCCACCACGGCCAACATCGCGCTGGCGGGCCTTCAGGTTCTCGACGGTGTCACGTTGTTGGTAGGCGATCGGGTGCTGGTGAAAAACCAGACCGTGGCCAAGGACAATGGCATTTACATTGCTGCTGCCCCTGCCTGGGTGCGTGCGCCGGATGCCGATACCAATGCCGAGGTGACCTCGGCGCTGCTGGTATCGGTTGAGCAAGGCACGACGTTGGCCGACACCCGCTGGCAACTGGTCACGGATGGGGTGATTGTCCTGGGCACCACGGCGCTGACGTTTCAGAACGTCACTCAGGGCTATGCGCCGATCAACTCCCCAGCCTTTCTGGGCGCTCCAACGGCACTAACCCCGCCCCAGTTCGACAGCTCGCTCAGGCTGGTGAACACCGCCTTTGCCAAGCGGATGGGCGTTGAGTATTCGGGCTTCGCGCCACTTACGGCCAGCACCGCGTTGGGTGCTTCAAGTATTGGCGGGATTGTGGCCGGCGCATCCGCTACACCGATCAACATCACGTTGCCGCCTACCGCCGGGGTTCCTGAGGGGGCGTCGGTCGAGGTGGTGAACGCTGGGGCCGGTGCGGTAACTGTTCTGGCGGCAGGGCTGGATGTGTTGGCGTCTCAGGTCGCCGGAGTGATACCCGTCGTCTTGGGTATGGGGGATAACGCCAAGTTCGTGAAAGTGTCGGGCACCTGGCGCTTGCGTGGCGGGTCCATGGCCCTCAAGTATGCCGCCGTTATATCTGGCCCAAACTGGACAACACAGCCACAGTTCGCCAACGACACCTCGTTTGCCACGACTGCGTTTTCCAAGCGGATGGGGGTTGAATACTCAATTTTCAATTCCATAAACGCCACCACGGCTCTAGCGAACTCAAGTGTTGGTGGTGTAGTTAGCGCGTCGTCTGCAACGCCTATCAACGTGACGTTGCCACCATCGGCCGGCGTGCCGAACGGGGCAACTGTAGAAGTGGTCAACGCCGGTAGTGGGGCGGTAACCATCTTGGTCGCTGGTGCCGATACGCTGACCGCGCAAAGCGGCAGCGTGGTGCCGGTCGTGCTGGCTCTCGGGGATAACGCCTATTTCATCAAGGTGAGTAGTGAGTGGCGCTTGCGTGGCGGGTCCATGGCCCTCAAGTATGCCGCCGTTATGTCTGGTCCAAACTGGATAACGCAGCCGCAGTTCGCCAACGACAAGTCGTTTGCAACCACTGAGTTTTTGAAGAAGTCCGGCACAACACTGTCGATATTCAACGCCTATAACGCAACCACAACGCTGCCTATCAGTGTGGTGGGGAGTATTGTCGAGTTTTACGGCGCTACCGCCGGGCAAACGCTGACCCTTCCGCCGGTGGCCAGCGCTCGCGTAGCTGACGTGATCACCGTCATCAACTACGCGACTGTCGCGGTCACTATCGCAAGGCAAGGTGCGGAGATCATCAACGCAGGCGGGGGGGGCGGTGTTAGCTCACTGGTGATGCAGCCGGGTGACTCGCTTGTTCTTGCCGCGGGTAGTGGTTGGTTTGTGATTGGGGGTACGGCGGCGAACCAATTCGCCGGCTCCTTTGGTGCGTTACTCGCTGCCAACGGCTGGCAGAAGCTGCCGAGCGGTCTGATCCTGCAATGGGGGATCGCGTCGGTTGTTGCGGGAACAGTAACTACGGTCACGTTCCCCATGGCATTTCCGACAGCCTGTGTTGCGGTCAACATGATTGCAGCATCCTCTATCACATCCGCAGACAGATATCTCTCAATGACAGGAAAGTCGCAGACTGCTTGGACAGTTGTTAGTTCTGGAGCTGTCGGGGCCACTCCGTGGATGGCCATCGGGTACTGACCGTCAAGTAGCGTCGTGATACCACCATCCGCTTAGTTGCCCAACTGAGCGAATTTTCTACACCTGGTCCATGTGTTGCCAGGATGATCAGCGATTACTACGGAGAAGGTCTATGTACGCTTCAAAATCCACGCGCGGCTTTTACAATGCCGAGATTCATGGGGCCCGCCTGACCACGATTACAGATCCTGCTTGGATCAGGCCAAAGACGGATATCGTCGTACAGCCGGGCGAATCTGTTTGGGTTGGCGACGAGCAGATGACGAACACCGGGGACGAGCCGATCACGCTCCGCAATGTTCCCGATATGGGCGCAATCCCGGACATGCTGGAGGTGGTTAACCAGGCCTGCTTGATTCCTGAGGATGCGGTAGAAATCACTGCTGCCTACCATGCTGAGCTGCTGACGGGGCAGTCGGAAGGAAGGGTTATTACCTGGGGTGATGATGGTTATCCGGTGCTGGTTGATCCTCCTCTGCCATCTCCGGAGGTTTTAGCGGCGACTGAGCGTGTGTGGCGTGATGGGCAGCTTGCGGCTACTGACGGCGTGGTTTCGCGTCACCGTGATGAGCTGGAAGAGGGCCAAGAAACCACCTTGACTCCCACACAGTACGCCGAGCTTCAGGCGTACCGCCGAGCGCTGCGCAACTGGCCAGAAGCGGGAGAGTTCCCATTGATTGATCACCGTCCGCTACCACCGCCTTGGCTGACTGGACTGTTCCATTAACGTCCTCTCCAAGGCGTTTTTGTTCCTGCGCCCTGTAGCTCCTTTCCGTACAACCCCCCGCGCTCGTCCAACCAACGCGCGCGCGTCACCCTGCGTTTCATTGCCACCCACGCGCAGGTTCTCCCCATGCCAACCGATT